TCGTGAACAGTGTCGAGGAGGCCATTGCCCTGCTGCGTACTTGCGGCTAAACTCTGGGCTGTGTTTCTCCTGTTGGGTGATTTCCCCCTCACCTCAGACGTGGGGGGATTTTTTCCCACAGATCCAACACGCATGGGGATTGTGGCCCGCCGATAACAGGGTCAACTTGCAAGGCAGTCCCCAGCCGTGTTGGTGTCGGGTTCGATTCCCGAGGGACGGGGGAAAGTCCAAACGGCTAACTACCGCCCTATCCCGCTCTGGCCCACCAACAACCTCTGATATACTGCGCGCCATCATGAAAGCAACCGCTCTTCCTCGACCGATTCAAACTGGGTGTAATGTCAGCCCGGTAGACGGCCGCCCTTGGAAGGCGGAGGCCGCAGGTTCAAATCCTGCCACCCAGACCACAACAACCAATTACCGAAATCGTTACTGATCCCAACGGGGATTCGGCAACGATGGCGTGTTGCGCCGGACTGTAAATCCGGTGTCCAAAAGACAAATTGGTTCGACTCCAGTAATCCCCACCACATATTCCACGAAACGCACAATGGTGTGCGGCCGGACTGTTAATCCGCGTGAGGCTGGTTCGATCCCAGCTCGTGGAGCCAGCCCTTGTAGCTCAGTGGTAGAGCATCCGCCTTGTAAGCGGGAGGTCGTCCGTTCAATCCGGACCGGGGGCACCAAAAATATTTCTTGACACGACAGCGGAATTCTTTGATATACTGAAACCGTTGTCGTAGCACACAACACGTTGAAAGCCGTTACACATGCATTTGGCCCCACTCCCGTGGGGGTGCTACCCAAGTGCAGTTGTAACGGCTTTTTTCATTTGTGCTGACTGCTTAAAGATGATGCGGCGTGGACGGACACGCTTCTTGCTGGTTCTGAAAAATGAAATGATGGTACGGTCTGCAGCCGATTTAACCATCACAGATAGCAGCAGGTGACAAACGCGTAATGGGATCGTAAGCCCTCAAGCGGTAGAGATGGGGATTGCCTCTACCAAGCTGGAATCAAGCCCAGCCATCATCTTTAAGCAGTTCCTCGACTTCCGTACTCCGCACGATAGCAAGCACCTGCATGGGTGGCGCGGAAGGGAACACCGGCGCTGGTCACACCCCCAGTCAGCCGTCCAGCCTGTCAGCGAGGGACTGGGCAAGATACAGGGACAAGCGGTGAGACAAGCCCTGTATCGACGAATCGCTGCCTCCACGGTTTGCTGGGAGAGTGCCTTAGCGGTGCCCTCTGGGCAGGGATGAATACCTGAGCTATTCACCCTTGGGGACCTACGCCCGGAAATTTTTTGAGCTGACGGATTTTTGGACGTAAAAAAACCCGCACTAGGCGGGCTCCGATTTAATGGCGTAGTCATGGAAGACGGCGCCTCTTAGGGGATCTCCAACCTTGCATGGCTTGACCCACACGTTCTTGCCGTTTCGCAGGCGGCGCAGGTGGCCTCTACGGTCATGCAAACGAGGGGAGGCATGGGTACCCCCTTTATCCTCGGATCGTGCCTTGATGGGCTCAATGTAGACCGTTGTCCAATCGTATGTTGGCAGTTTTCCTTGCTGTATCTTGCGACGGTTTGTAAAAGTGTCACGCGCAACAGGCCGATAGCTCTGCGCCTTTTGCGAGATGGACTTGTACCAAGCGGAGACAAAGCCAAGAATCATCTGAGCTTCTTTCTCTTCGATGTTTTCTTTTTCTTCTGCCGCGCCGTAGCGCACTAGGCCACCGTCTATTGCGTACACCAATACAGGGCTGGCCACCGGCTTTCCTCCAGCGGGTGCGCGCCAGACGGATATGGCAATCCCATCCTCCGGGTCATCGCCAGCAACAGTCATAAACATTTCCATTGGCCTTCCGCTGGTGGTCTTTCCCTGAAACACAACCATGCACTTTTCAAATGGTGGCCTGCACTCGAGCAACGGATCTGAGTCAACGTGAGTTTTGTCTTGAAACATCCCGGTTGAATCAAACCACTGAAGCTCTGTTGGATCTATGCCGGCATCGGACATAAATCGCATCGTGGATCTGATCAATTGAGTTGTCACGCTCAGTCCTCCAGTCCAAGCATATTCACGCCACGGCGCACCGCGGTCAGCACCTGTTCCAAGTTGTGATTGTTCAGCAGGATGGGTGATTTAATGTGAAGCGTGCAGCAGTGCTCGTCTTCCATGTGGAGCACGAACAGGACGTTGTTGTCCTCGTCTACGGCTTCAATGTGGGTTGGGTATACGTCGATCATGCTGTCTCCTCTATGCGTACACGGATGCGGGCAGCCTCAGCCAATACACCTCTGTCACGAGCAACTTGCATGGCGCGAGCTTCAGCGTCGGATTGTCTTGACCACATGGCCGGAACTCCGTTTGCACCCTTGAGCAAACTCCTGCCGCGTAGCTTTACGGCCCAAAATATGGTGTTTGTTTTCACTTCTGTTTTTCCTTCTTCTTGGTTTTTATTTTTCTGCATTGCAGCTTCGCGCTCGATGCGGTTGAACTCCTCGTCTTCTTCAGTCATGTTGTTGCTCCTTAATCAGATTAACCAAATCGTCGGGCGTCAAACCCAACTCTTTCAAGTCCGAGGGTCGGTACAAAACTTTGGTTGGTCTTAAACCAATCTTCTCAGTCTCCAAGTATTTCTGCATGTCCTTAAGCATGTTTTCCAATCTGGACTGCGTCAACTCTTCTTCTGTCATGCGCTTGCTCCTTCTGTTATGACCCACTGGGTCTTTGGTTTCTTGTAGTGAACGCCCCACTTGGTGCGGTCTTTGGGGTGAGGGCAGTCCTCTGGCACATGCACTGCAACCCACACCTTCTCGTACTGACCACGCCCGCCAATGCGCCAGCGGTCAACATACACATCGGGCATGGCCCTCAGTGATGTCCTGACATTGGCAGGGTGCATGTTCAACACTTCAGCGATCTCCAGTGGCGACATACCACTCGGCCTTGTGCGTAGCAGTGTGCGGATTCTTTTCTGACGCACAGGTGTCATTTCTTCTCCAAAACAATTTTCTCCAACACCTTCAGCATCACGCACAGGTCATCGTGCAGGTAGTCGGGGAGCATGTTCTTTGTGCTGAACGCCCACGACTCCAGCGCGGACAGCAGTTTGATTGCTTGCAGGGCTTCTTCTTTGGTCATGCTTTCCTCAATCTTTCTTCAAATAAACGCAACACCATCTCGCGGAACAGCAAGCTGCTTTGGCTGTGCTTGTAGGCGTTGAACAGGTGGCTGTCTTCCATGTCCTTGATGGCAATCTGTCGCCCATCCTTTGTTGTCCAAACCTCTGTGCGGAAGTTGCGCCGAGCTTCTCGATCCTCATACATCCGTTCTACGATGGCGGCATCTCCGCCAAACTCTGCCTCCCAGTCACTCATGCTTGTTTCTCCTTCAATGTTGCAAAGATGCTTTTGCCGCATCGCTTACATTCAAAAATGTAGTGGTTAGGTGTGCGGTGTTTAATGCCAAAGTTGCTTGGTTCCCAGCGGTGTTTGCACTCACTCATCTTCGTCCTCCATGTGTTCTTGAAGCAGTTGAAGTTTGGCAAGGTCGAGACAGCCCAGAGCGGTCGGCAACAGGATCGCATCGTCATACCCGTGTACGACATCCAGCAACTCATCCACCAGCTTCTGGGCCAGCGACCCTTGGTAGTCGTAGGTCATGCTGTCCTCTCAATACAAACAAGGTAACGAATGTCACCAGCATTTGATCCAACAGCGGTGAATAGTTGTGTCGTGAATTCTTTTCCAGCCATCTCTTTTGGCCTTCTGCTCTTTGGTGTGTTCACTGTACGCATGACCTGAGCGTAGTTGTTCAAGTCCGTTTCAATGTAGTCGCGGTGTCCAACTTCCTGCATTGACGCAAGAAAATTGTTCCAAGAAATCTTATGCATTGTTGTCATGGTTTTATTCCTCGAAGTGGTTGGTCTGGGACAAGTATCAAGATGCCGTGCGGGTCACTGGCTATGTCACTCGGGTGGCGCGGCCTGCCTGTGTACGGACAGAAGGCCAGCACGCCGCGGCGTTTTGCACACGCCTCACGCTCTGCTGCGGCGACAAGGGCGGCAAAGCGTTCAACTAGTGAATAAGGCATATTTTTGATAGCCCCACCTCCGGCTCTCCCCCACATATCTAAGATTTCATCTTGTGTCATAACCCCATCTCCTTCAATGCCGCTTGCAGTCCAGCCAAGCCGCCGACACGTTGGCCTTCGATAAAAATCTGTGGCATCTGCCGCACTTCAGGGTGAGCCTTGAGCATCTTCTCGAACTCAAACTCGTCCGTCTGGTCGTGCATCTCGATGTACCCCAGCCCTTTGCTTGCCAGCAGGTTCTTGGCCGCCGTGCAATTTGGGCATCCGTGCTTGGTAAAAATTGTGATGTTCATGTGTTCTCCTTATTCATCGTGAACTGTCGAAGCAAGTGCTCCCGCAAGAAAGAGGGTCGTCAAAGCAACAAACATTCGTCCAGTTATCCCCCATGTAGCCGTATTAAAGTCGGCGTATATAAATGCACCAACTAAATACATAAACACAACAGCGCCTAAAAATACAATGATGCTTTTCATGCGTTCTTCTCCTTGAGTTTGGCTTGGTAGAACTTCACGAGGTTCATCACCCCGCGCTTGCCGTCCGGCTGTCCGCGCACGAACCATTTGCCCGTGCCGGGCCAGAAGTCTATGAACCCATCGCCGCATTTGACAATGAGGTGTGCGCCCATGTTATGGCTTGTGAACTCGATGCCAAACGTACGCAGTGTCTGTGCGCTGTGCTCTCGGTTGCTTGCGCGTTTGGCTTTGCTTCGTTCAGCGTAGCCTTCCCACACTTCTGCCATGTCACCCATTATTTTTACTCCTGAGTTTGGCTTCGATGGCTCGGGCAAAGTAAAACTGGCTTGTCCAATCGCCACTCATCGTCTGCATTACTTCCGCATCCGTCAGCCCAACCCATTGCCGCTGTGCTGCGGTGTAGAGCTTGGTTCCCGGCACAAAAAAGTCTTGGGATAGCCATTTCACATACCCGCCGCCTTTCATGTCTTCAAGAACTTCAGCCACAGGCTCCTGCATAGGTGCTGCGGGTGGGGTGGTGTAGAGGGGAATGCAGCCAAAAGGCGAATCATCAAAGTGGTCGTGCAACAAACCTTCTTCTTGGTCATACCAAAACTTAGGCTCCTGCACAGGTGCTGGCTGTGCGGGTGGGGTGGTGTAGAGGGGTGTTACTGGGCCTTCAGCCCAATCGCTTGGATCAAAATCGTGAAGAATTCCCCTATACCGCCACGCCACCGGCTCCTGCACAGGTGCTGCGGCCTTAATCGGGAACCCCCACCCGTTGTGCCCAAGCACTTCGGATGAAGGCATGGCAGAGACAGTCGTTTTGCCAGAACTGTCGCGCTCAACCAATACGTATGGAACCTCTTCCTGCACAGATGCGGTCAGGCTGTGGCATTCATGCGGCCCCGGCCCCCAGTCTTCTTGCACAGGTGCTACTGGCTCATAGTCCAGCCCCAACTCTCTGGCGTTCTCTGCCTTCTTGTCGAGGGCTTGCTGTCGCTTAGGGTCGCAGAAGTCTTTGCTGTTACAACTGCATCGTGGATAGATGCAAACAGGCTCCTGCACAGGTGTTGGCTTGCATCCATCATTAAATCCTTCGGCATACCCCATTGCGTACTCGGCAGAAGTAGGCGCTGAACGGGCTTGCTTGATGGCGGCTATTCGCACCTCCAAATAATCAAATAGTGTTTCGTATGGGCTATACCAAATCGTGTCCGCGATAGGGCCACCCGGTATTGCATTGGCATCATCCAAGGTTTTGAGAGTTTCCTCCAACGCCTCCAGCGCCAAGTCAAAGGCCAATGCTTCGTCTTTAGTCATACGCCCTTTCCTTTCTTTGGGCAGGGCCATGCGGCCCCGAGTGTGTAGACGACAAACGCTTCAGCGGGCAGATGCCGAGCAGCAGCCCCGCTGTTTAAAGACTTGGCAACCATGTCCCTCACTTGCCCTGCGGTCACATTCGGTGGTGGGCAATGCTCAATCGTCAGTGTTGCGTCATACACCCCAATGACAAAGCCCATGCTCAAGCCGCGGTCGTATGCAA